GTGCAGACAGCTGGAAACCTGCCTCCCTATTACCTGAGTTTAAAAAGGTACCTGGATGGGCATACCGTTGGATCAGAACTAGTCTATTAAACGAGGCTGATAATCTAAATGTTTCTTCAAAAATGCGTGAAGGATGGGAGCCCGTTAAATTAGCGGACCACCCTGAAATGAGAATAATGGTTGACCAAAATGCTCGGTTTAAAGACGGAGTTGAAATTGGTGGACTATTATTATGTAAAATTCCAGAAGAGTTTGTTGAACAACGTAAGGCCCACTATGCAAACATAGCGAAACAACAAGCCGAAGCAGTTGACAACAGCTTTATGAAACAGAATGATCCTCGTATGCCTCTTTTCTCAGATAAGAAAGCTACATCGTCATTCGGTAAAGGTAAATAACACAAAGGAGACATATTATGTCAGCAACAGCAACCCCGTACGGCTTAAAACCCGTAAATGAAATCGGTGGTCTACCATATGCTGGTAGTACACGTCAGATCAAGATTGCTTCCGGCTACGCTTCAAATATATTCTACGGTCAAGTAGTTTCTATTGTAGCTGCAGGTACAATCGAAGTAGTAACAACAGTTGGATCAGCAGCATCACCGTTCCCAGCTGGTACAATAGGCGTTTTTGTAGGTTGCACTTACACTAACCCAACAACAAAGCAATTAACATTCTCACAATACTTTCCAACTGGAACAGTAGCAGATGATGCTATGGCTTACGTTGTAGACGACTACAATACTTTATTCCAAGTTCAAGCAGCTGGTTCACTAGCTCAAGCTACACTTGGTTCTAATGCCGTTTTAAATGCGGCTCAATCAACATCTACAGGTTCAACAACTACCGGTAATTCAAACACAGCACTTAGTACTACAGTGGCTACTACTTCTGGTATTGCGTTCCGTATTGTAGATTTTGTTGAAAGCACAACATCAACAGTGGGTGATGCATATACTGACGTCTTGGTTAAATTTAACCCAGTCGCTCATTCATACAACAACCCAACTGGTATCTAAGGAGAATAAAACATGGCTATTTCACGCGCACAGCTCCTTAAAGAGCTCTTACCAGGACTAAATGCACTATTTGGTTTAGAATATAAACGTTACGGCGAAGAACATAAAGAACTCTACGAAACAGAGACTTCAGAACGTTCATTCGAAGAAGAAACAAAACTTTCAGGCTTTGCGGCAGCACCTGTTAAAAACGAAGGCAATGCCATCGCTTACGACAATGCTCAAGAAGCTTTTACTGCTCGATACAATCACCAAACTATCGCTCTTGGCTTTTCTTTAACAGAAGAAGCTGTAGAAGATAACTTGTATGACACATTATCAGCACGTTACACAAAGGCTTTAGCTCGCGCTATGGCTTACACAAAACAAGTTAAGGCTGCTGCAGTTCTTAATAATGGCTTCACTAATTCAGCACAGTATTACGGTGGTGATGGTGTTCCATTGTTCTCTACTTCACATCCAACTGTTGGTGGCGGCGTAAATAACAACACTCAAACAACTCCTACAGACTTGAACGAAACAGCACTAGAAAACGCTGTTATTCAAATCGCTGCTTGGACTGATGAGCGTGGTCTTTTAATTGCTGCTCAACCACGTAAGTTAATAGTTCCACCAGGTAATCAGTTCGTTGCAACTCGTTTGCTCGAAACTGAACTTCGTGTTTCTACAGCTGACAATGATATCAATGCTATTAAGAATAATGGTTCAATTCCAGAAGGTTACACAATTAACCATTACTTGACAGACAGCGATGCATACTTCTTAACAACTGATGTACCTAACGGCATGAAGCACTTTGTGCGTACTCCGTTATCTACTTCTATGGATGGCGATTTTGACACAGGCAATGTTAGATACAAGGCTCGTGAGCGTTATTCATTCGGTTGGTCAGATCCTCTCGGTATGTGGGGCTCACCAGGCGCTTAATTGCGTTTGGCTAAGTAATACCAGATTAACCCAGTTTCGGCTGGGTTTTTCTTTGCCTGCAATTCATGATTTTACGTATTCCACAGGCAAATCTTCGGAGTAATATGTAGTTATACACACGGTGTGTATATCTTTTAAAAGGAAATTATTATGTGGACAACTCCAGCAGCAACTGAAATGAGATTTGGCTTTGAAGTAACTATGTACGTAATGAACAAGTAATGATTATCGTAACAGACTGTTATTAAATTAGGGGCTTCGGCCCCTTTTTGCTGTATAATACTTGCAAATAGTATGCATTCATGTATTATTTGAATATCCGGGTATATCCGGTTTATTAGACTGTCCCGGCAGACGCATATAAGACTAATAGACTTAACTCTATATGGAGAAAATCAAATGGCTAATACAACCTTTTCGGGCCCAGTCACGTCAACCAATGGCTTTATTACAGGTACAGGCGTTAATTCAACAGTTACAGCAGCAACATTAACCGTTACAGCAGATGCTTACAATGGTCAAACAATCAATTTATCACGTGCAGCAGGTATTACAGTTACACTACCAGCAGCTACAGGTTCAAACGCTGTTTACACATTCGAAGTTGCAACATCAGTTACATCTAATAATAATGTAATTCAAGTTGCTAACGCAACAGACGTCATGAACGGCTTTTCATCAGTTGCCGGTACTACAGGCTCTGTATTCAGTACTCTCCCAGCTTCAGATACTATTACTATGAATGGCACAACTACAGGCGGTTTAATTGGTTCTTACGTTCAAGTTACTGATCTTGCAGCTGGCTATTATTTAGTACAAGCGTCTTTAATAGGTTCTGGTACACCAGCTACACCATTCTCTGCAGCTGTAAGTTAATTAATCACTGGGGGCGCCTAGCCCCCTTACTAAATAAAGGAGATTAATTATGATGCAAACAGATGTTTTAGTTAGTGCGGTATTAACCGCTGATGGGCAATTTACAAACGCAGCTGGAACAGCTGATATTACAAGATGTCGAGTAAAAGCTGTATATATAATTCCATCAGCCACAGCAGGTAGTGTGGTATTTAAAGATGGTGGAACAAGTGGTACAACTATTATGACGCTCAATACCGTAGGATCTGTAACTGAACCTACCTATTTATTATTTCCAGGCGAAGGTGTTTTATTTACCACCAAAGTTTATGCGGATGTAACTAGTATAGGTTCGGTAACTATTTTCTATGGCTAAAAAAGGAGTATCCTTAGCAATCGGACGTGGTGAGAAGCTCCCTGTGTCTAAAGGCGCAGGTCTTACCGCTAAAGGTCGTGCAAAGTATAACGCAGCTACTGGGTCAAACCTAAAGGCTCCTCAACCACAAGGTGGCGCTCGTAAGAAGTCGTTTTGTGCTAGGATGTCTGGTATGCCTGGTCCTATGAAAGATGAAAAAGGTAGACCTACTAGGAAAGCCGCATCACTAAAAAGGTGGAAATGCTAATGAGTACAGAACGAGAACTTGCCGAACATGGCGTTGAAATTAAACACATTCAAACAGACGTAGACACTCTTATGGAAGATATGAACGAGTTAAAGAAAAGACTTGATGCTATTGAGTCTGCCCTTAACGAAATCAAAGGTGGTTGGAAAGTATTTATATTTATTGCGGGGATAGCTTCAGCAGTTGTAAGTTGGGTAGTCACACATTGGTTTAAGTAGGGGATACTATGAAATCATTTATAGATAAGATATTTAAAAAAAGGAAACACGATGCTGAACAAATTGAAGAAGATAAAGAAATATTTAGTGAGCAAATTGAAGCAAGTATTAAAGAACGTGTAGCTCAAAATAAAATTAATATGGAAGAAGTAGAAAAAGAAATATATAAAAAACCAGGTCATTACTTTGCAGACTGTAATTGCGTTAAGTGTGTAAGGTGGAGAAACCAAACTTAATAGGAGAACAGATTATGAAAAAAGTAGACGCAAGTGAAAATCCTGGATTATCAAAATTACCAACGGAGGTTAGAAATAAAATGGGCTACATGAAAAAAGGCGGTATGGCAATGAAAAAAGGTATGCATAAAATGGCAGACGGAAAAATGATGAAAGATTCTGATATGCCAAAAATGAAAATGGGCGGTATGGCTTATAAAGAAGGTGGCAAGGCAGACATGGCTCAAGATAAAAAGATGGCTAAAAAAGCTGTAGGCATGCATGAAAAACAACTTCATGGTGGAAAGAAATCAGACTTAGCTAAGCTTAAAACTGGCGGTATGGCTAAATGTGCTACAGGTGGTAAAGTATCTCAACTAGCTAAAGCTAATGGCGTTGCTGTTCGTGGTAAAACAAAAGGTACCATGATTGCTATGCGCAGTGGTGGTAAAACAAAAGGCAAGATGTGCTAGGAGAATAATATGGCAGTTATTGAAAAAATTAAAAAGTTTGTTAAGGATATTACGCCTCCATCAAAAGAACAAAAAGCTAAAATTGAAGAAAAGCAAATGAAAATGGAAGAGATGAAAGATCCAGAAGCTTATCGTAAAAATAAAGCTATGTACGATGTAAGTACAGAAGTTAAGAAATTTGATGAGAACTACAAAAAAGGCGGTAAAGTTAAATGTATGTCTAAAGGTGGTACCGCTTCTTCCCGTGCAGATGGTATCGCCATAAAAGGCAAAACTAAAGGAAAGATCTGCTAATGAGACCTTCACGTGGTATGGGCGCTATAATGCCTGATAAAATGCCTAAGGGTAAAAAGAAAGCCCGTAGAGATGACACAGACTTTACTCAGTTTAAAGAAGGTGGAGACGTTAAAATGGCGGGTGGCGGACTTTATGCCAATATCGCTGCAAAGAAACGACGTATTGCTCAAGGCTCAGGTGAAAAGATGCGTAGTGTAGGATCTGCTGGTGCTCCTAAAAAAAGTGACTTTGCTAATGCTGCTAAAACCGCATCATACAAAGAAGGCGGCAAAGTAAACGAAGCAGGTAACTACACAAAACCAGGTTTACGTAAAAAAATATTTAATAGTATTAAAGCAGCTGCGGTGCAAGGTACAGGTGCAGGTCAATGGTCAGCACGTAAGGCTCAACTCATGGCTAAACGATATAAAGCTGCAGGCGGTGGTTACAAGTGAAATGGTCTGACAGCCGTAAAAAATCTGTTGACTGTAAGAACCCTAAAGGATTTTCTGAAAAGGCACATTGTGCAGGGCGTAAAAAGAAAATGGCAAGCGGTGGCTTAGCTAAACCTCAACGTTCACTAAAAGCATGGGGCGAACAAAAGTGGACAACTAAGTCTGGTAAAAAGTCTAGCGAAACAGGTGAAAGATACTTACCAAAAAAAGCAATTAAAGCATTAAGCCCACAAGAATATGCAGCAACGACGAAAGCAAAAAGAGAAGGTAAAGCTAAAGGTAAACAGTTTGTAGCTCAGCCTAAATCAATTAAACAAAAAGTAAAACCTTTTAGAAAAATATAATCATGGTAGATAGAACCACAGGGACCACGAGTTTTAACTTAGATTTAAATAACCTCGTTGAAGATGCGTTTGAACGTTGTGGACAAGAACTACGTACTGGGTATGATCTACGTACTGCACGCCGTTCACTAAACCTACTTACAATTGAGTGGGCTAACCGTGGTATCAATATGTGGACGATTGAACCTGGCCAAATTAATTTAAACCAAGGTCAGATTATGTATGCCTTGCCTACTGATACTATAGACCTACTTGACATGGTGACTAGAACCGGTACAGGTCAGAACCAACAAGACATTAATATTAACCGTATCAGTGAGTCAACCTATATTACAATACCTAATAAGAATGCAAATGGTCGTCCTATTCAAGTATGGCTTAATAGACAGAGTGGGCAAGAGAACCCTACTAATATAACTTTAAATGAAACGCTAACAGCAACAGATACTACGATTACATTATCATCTACAGTAGGCTTAGCACAGTTTGGTTTTATTAAAATAGATAATGAAACTATTCAGTATGGCGGTGTTAGTGGCGTTACTATTACAGATTGCATACGAGGCGTTAATAATACAACTGCAGCAGCGCACACTACGGCTACTAAAATATTTGTACAGAACTTACCTACTATCAATGTATGGCCAGCACCAGATCAAAGTAACAACTATCAATTTGTGTATTATAGATTAAGACGTATTCAAGATGCAGGTAATGGTCTAACTGTAGAAGATATTCCGTTTAGATTTATTCCTTGCATGGTTGCAGGGTTAGCCTCGTATTTAGCGATGAAGTTACCTAATGTTGACCCTAATAGAATTGCAATGTTAAGAGCAGACTATGAAGCAGCATTCCAATTAGCAGCGGATGAAGATAGAGAAAAAGCAAGTATTAGGTTTGTGCCTCGCGAACAGTTTTACACGGGGTAATTAATGCCAACCAAATACGCTAGTGCCAAGAACTCGATATCCCAGTGTGACCGTTGCGGGTTTAGATTTAAGTTAAAAGAACTTAAACGCTTAGTTATTAAGACAAAAAATGTTAATATACTAGTGTGCCATGAATGTTGGGAACCGGATCAACCGCAATTACAACTAGGCATGTACCCAGTTAATGATCCGCAAGCAGTGCGTGATCCGCGTCCTGATTTAGGTTATTACCAATCGGGTTTGAATGGGTTACAAACAGACGAAACAACAGGAACCTCTACATCTCAAACAGGTGTTCCGATGGGGGGTAGCAGAATTATACAGTGGGGCTGGTATCCAGTAGGTGGAGCTAGTTCTTTCGATGCACCATTAACTCCTAATTATTTAGTAGCAATCGGTGTAGTAGCAAGCGTAACAGTAACAACAACATAAGGAGAAGTAACATGGCATATAAATCAGCAGCAGACGGCGTTGTTAAAAAAGGCAAAACAGACGTTCAAGTTTTTCCTAATGACGGCCCTAAAGTAGCTACTCAAAAAGGTCCTAAACATGCAGGTTCTAAAGGCGGTAAAAAGAACATTGACATGAAAACTATGGGTCGTGGCATGGCTAAAATTGCAGCACAGAAAAAAGGATAATAATCATGGCAGAATATAAACAACCAGTAGATGTAGCAAACGCAGACATTTATTTTTCACAAGATCCTAACAAGTTAAAAGCACAAGACCTTAATAAAGGTACAGGTGTACAACGTGTAAGTGCAGGAGATCCTGGTTCTAACAAAATAAATAGACATGGTGAACTTGAAACTCGTGGTAATGGTGCAGCAACTAAAGGCCGTAAAGCTCGTGGCCCCATGGCATAATAAACTATGGCAATGACCTATTCACAATTAGTAGCGGAAATACAAAGTTATACTGAGAATACGTTTCAAACCGTAGATATAAATACGTTTATAACTCAAGCTGAACAACGTATCTATAACTCTGTACAACTTCCTGCCTTACGTAAAAACGTAACAGGTACAACTACATCTGGTAATAAGTATTTGGCTATGCCTACAGATTGGTTAGCTACATTTAGCTTAGCTATTATTAATGCTAGTAATGAATACACGTATCTTTTAAACAAAGATGTAAACTTTATTAGGCAGTCGTTTCCTGATACAGATTCAGAATTTTATGATGCTCCAGGTTATTATGCAGTGTTTGACCAAAACTCTTTTATTTTAGGACCTACGCCTAACGCTTCATATGCAGTTGAGCTACATTACTTTTATTACCCTGAGTCTATTACGACTGTGGCAGGAGGTACAACTTGGTTAGGCAATAATTTTAGTTCTACATTACTTTATGGATCATTGCTAGAAGCGTATACCTATATGAAGGGTGAAGCAGATGTAGTTGCTAACTATAAAGCTCGTTATGATGAAGCTATGATGTTGTTGAAACAACTTTCAGATGGTAAAGATAGACAAGATGCATATAGGAGTGGGCAGGTTAGATACCCAGTACAATAATGTCAATAGGACAAACCCAGACTACTATATTTAAACTTAATTTGTTAAAGGCGCTAGAGAACTTTAATGCAGGAACTCCTTATACATACAAAATAGCCCTTTATACAGCGAATGCTACTTTGAATGAGACTACTACTGCATACACAACAGATGATGAAATTACTGGTACTGGATATGTAGCAGGGGGTAAGAATCTAACAATAACAGGGTTAGGAAGTGATACAACTAATAATACAGCGTATGTATCCTTTGTAGATGTAACTTGGAGCCCTGCAAATTTTACTACTGCTGGAGCTTTGATATATAATAGCACTACAAATGCGGCTGTTTGTATATTAAATTTTGGTAGTGATAAAACAGCAACAAGTACATTTACAATAACGTTTCCATCAGCAACATCAACAACTGCTGTATTACGAATTAATTAAGGAGTCAATTATGAATCAAAACGAACAAGGCGGATTTGGCGATCAAGCTACCATCACTTTAAATGCTGGTGCTGTTGCTAATGAAACTGTAGGTATTGAAGGTTTTTATGAAGTAAAATGCCATGATAAAGACGGCAATTTAAAATGGGAAGACTCATTTCCTAATCTAGTAAATGCTGTAGGTAAACAACTCATGTTAGATACCTTATTAAAAGGTTCTTCATATTCTGTAACAGGTCCATTTTTAGGTCTTATTTCAGGCGCATCACCAACGTTTGGCACAGGATCAGACACACAAACGTCACATGCTGGCTGGACAGAATTTGTTAACTATACAGTAGGTGGCTCAGCAGTTCGTGGTACAGCAGTGTTTGCATCAGCAACATCAGCTGGATCAACACCATCAAACGTTACAACTTCAGCAGCAGCTGCTATTACTTACACTATTACAGGTGCAGGTGGTACAGTAGGCGGATGTTTCTTGGTAACAGGCACTGGTGCTACATCAGCTCAATCTAATACTGGTGGTACATTGTATTCAGCAGGTGCATTTACAACAGCTAAAGTTACAACAGCTGGCGATACAGTAAGCGTTACATACTCTACAACAGCTACTAGTTAAGGAGCTTAAATGGCTCTTGCGTTAAATGATCGTGTCCAGCAGCAGGGTACGGCTAACACCACAGTCAGCTTTACCCTAACTACCTTAGTTACTGGGTTTCAATCCTTTGCCGTCATTGGTAACGGAAACACAACCTATTATTCTGCAACAGATGCAACTGGTAATTTTGAAGTCGGTATCGGTACTTATTCAACGACTGGACCTACATTAACTCGTAACACAATTCTATCTTCAAGCAATTCTAATACTGCTGTTACCTTTGTCGGTACAGTTAATGTATTTGTTACATACCCCTCAAGTAAATCAGTTAACCTAGATAGTTCAAGTAATGTCAGTGCATTAGGCACTATTAGTTCTGGTACATGGAATGGTTCAACGATTGGTGTAGCTTATGGCGGAACAGGTGTCACTACATCATCTGGCGCTAACTCTGTAATGTTAAGGGATGCTAATCAAAACGTAGCTGTAAACCGACTTAATCAATCTAATACAAATACATCAGCCGCTGGCGGTGTTACTGCATTAACAACAGCATCAAGTTATATTCACACGCTT